GGAAAGAAGCAATGGGTACAATATAAAGGACAAGGTGCAAAGGAAAGAAAGTTATGGGATTCTCAAATTATATACCTTTCATACTCACAAGTAAATTCTCCGATGAGAATATCTTATGTTGAAAGATTAATAAGATCATTTAACCTTTTAAGAATTATGGAAACTACCAGAATTATCTGGGCTGTTTCTAATGCTTCGTTTAAAACTCAATTTATTATCCCTGTTGGTGGTAAATCTAAAACGAGAGCAAAACAATCATTGGCTTCATTAATGAATTCATACAGAGAAGTGGTTGATTTTAACCAAGAAAGTGGTGAAATTGTAACTAATGGAAAACCAATGATGCCATTCAATAAAGAATACTGGTTACCTTCTAAAGATGGTGAATCACCAGAGATTAGTACAATTGGTGGAGATGGACCAGACTTAGGAGATACTGAATCTCTTAAATATTTTGCAGATAGATTAAAATTAGCTTCTAAAATACCTTTTTCAAGATTTGATAAAGAAGGAGGTAATACATATGATATGGATGCTAGTGGTATGTTAAGAGATGAAATTAAATTTTCTAAATTTGTTGATCGTTTAAGATCTATATTTCAGGAAATATTAGTTAAACCTATGTATCTTCAAATGTGCCTTAATCATCCTGAATTAAAAAATGATATTTCTTTTAAATCTGGATTAGGTCTTAATTTTGTTAAAGATAACGTTTTTGAAGAAATGAAAGAAATGGAATTACAAACAAAAAGAGTTGATTTTATTGGTAACCTTAAAACACAATTAAGTACAATGACGGCAGAAATGGAGGAAATTCCATACTTTGATTTAGGATTCTTGGTTAAGAGATATGGTGGCTTTACTCGTGAAGATTTAAAAGCTAATGCTAGAGCAAAAGAAAGAGCAGATTTAGAGAAGGAAAAATATTCAGAAGAAGATATTGAAAAGATCCTTTTAGGTGCCGATAAGGCAGATTTTAAACCGGAGAAGACGGAAGGTGCAGCAGATGAAGATCCATTAGCAGACCTCTAACAAAAACTCCACAAAGATTGTAATATATAAATCAAATAACTAGAGAAAATGTCAGGAAAAAAATTATTAATTCTTGAAAGACAGAAATCAAATTTAGATATAACTACCGGCGAAGACGGTTCGGTTGTCCTAGAAGGTGTATTTACCGAATTTGACGTCAAGAACAAGAACAACCGAATTTATGAGGAGAAAGAAGTAATGCCTCACATTAATGAATTACAAGAAAAAGTTAAGACCAATAAACTTCTAGGAGAATTAGACCACCCTAAAGATTTTGATGTTAGTTTAGCTAACGTATCTCATGTTGTGGAATCTTTAGATTATGATAAGGATAAAAAACAAGTTATTGGTAAAATAAGATTATTAAATACTTCTAAAGGTAAAGAAGCCCAGGCTCTTATTAAAGATGGTATTCCTTTACATATTTCGAGTAGAGCTGCTGGTACAGTAGACGAAAATGGTAAAGTTAAAATTAAAAAGTTTTTTACTTATGACTTAGTTGCAGATCCTGGCTTTGAAAATGCTGAACTGTCCAGAGTAAATGAATCTTTTGGCCTAAGTAATGAAGATGGTATATTAATTTACGAAATGGAAGAAACTGAAAATAACAACAATAATAAAAAAGATCTAACAATGGAAAATAAAAACTATGTATCCGTCGAAGATTTTCAAAAGTATACTGAATATGTATCTGGAGTTCTAAGTAACGTTAAAGAATCTACTAATTCTAATAATGATGAGGTAATGGAAAAACTTATTAAGTACACCGAGCATATTGCAGAGAAAGTAAATCAGGTTACTGATTATGCTGAATACTTATCAGAAAACTTAGACAAAAATATTTCATATTCTGACTACTTAGCAGAGAATGTAAATTCAATTAAAGATTATGCTACATACTTAGCTGAAGAGCTTGATGGTAGTATTCAATATGCAGAGCATGTTGCTGAGATGGCTGACAAAGGAATTCAATATTCTAACTATGTTGCTGAAAATGTAGAAAAGAGTATTGATTATTCAGAATATGTAGCAGAGAAAGTTGATCAGAATATTGCTTATTCTGAATATCTAGGCGAAAATGTAGATAAGAGTATTAAATATTCTGAATACATTGCAGAGAATGTAAACACTCCTAATGCTGGATCAATAAATGAAGGTACTGTTAATGAATATGGAATGAAGGAAGGTGCTATGCCAACTATTGAAGAAGTTTCAAAATGCATGGGTGAAGGTATGACATACGAACAAGTTTGTGAAAAGTATCCTGACGCAGATAAAGCAAAACTAAAAGAAATGTGTGAATCGTGTGGTAAAACTCATGAGACAGTAGATTATAAAAATTCTATTGAAGAAAAATTAGAAAAGTTAATTGCAGCTGCTGAAGTTAAGAATGTATCTGAAATGCACTTTATGAATTTCTTAGGAGAATCTAAAAAGAATGAATTTAATTCTTTATCTACAGAGAAGCAAGCTATGATTGTAGAATCAATGAATTCTAAACCAATTATGTCAACTATACAAGCTGAAAATATTTGGGAATCTAATTTTATTGAAAAGAAAAAAGAATTAGATGTAGTTAATGATATGCCAGAAAAATTTAAAGAAAAATGGAATAACCTTTCTGAAGAAAGAAAAGGTCAAATAGTTTCTGAATCAAGGTTTCACCCAGTTGGCAATCAATATGGAATTAATAATTTCTGGGCAACGAGAGATTTAAGAAGTTCTCAAATGGTAACAGAATCTATTAATGAAAGTAAAACTGCTGCTGAGTCTGCAACTACTAAAGAACCATTAATAAATGAGTCTTTTAAAAATGACTTAGTAAACAAAATGAAATTCAGATTAAATAGATAATCATTTAATCTAAAAGATATTAATCGAATGGTTAAGAAGAAAAGAACCGAGGCGATTAAATAAACGGAATTGAAAGATTCCAAAAAATGCGAAAAATAATTTTAAAAAAATGTACGCAAATCAATTAATTAATGAGGCCGAAGTTCAAAAGACTTGGGGCCCTATCATTGAGGAGGCTACTGGAATTACTGAAAAGTCTAAGTTAACTTGGATGTCTAAGTACTGCCATTACCATAACCTTAATGAAAGTGTATATAATACTGTACACTTAAATCCAAACATGAATGTTCAAGGTATGAACGCTACGGCTTTTCCTAGTGATCCTACAACAATGAACAACTTCAACAACGGTATGACTCCAGGTTCTGGTGATAGACCATTTTCTTTGTTACCACTTGCTATGCAAGTTGCTGCTCAGACTGTAGGTTTAGACTTAGTACCAGTTGTACCAATGCAAGGTCCTATGGGAGTATTAACTTACCTAGACTTCGTATATGGTGGAGGTAGAGTACAAGATGCAGGTGGTAAAGCTACTGATTCTGCACCTTTACTAATCAAAATCGACACTGGTATTGATGTACTAGCCGTGAATGATTTAAGATATGCATCTTCTGCTGTTTTAGCTGCTGGTGAGGTTGCTCCTTATGAATTAACTTACGTAGGAAGATCAAGAATCGACGGTAAGTCTATATTCAGAGTAAGAGGTAACGATAACCAAGCTGCATTATTTGCAACTAACCCTGCTCCTTATCAACAAGGTGAAGAAGGTTGGGAACCAATTTATGATGCATTAGCTGATGGATTGAATTACTATACTGTATCTTCTGCTTTAGTTGCTGATATAGCTGCTGTAGGTGGTGTGAATGTTGCATTAGTTGGATCTGTTGAATTAGTAAAAGCTTTAGAAGACCATATTTCTGGTTTCTCTGGTAATGCTTTTGAATCATCTAACGTTGCTAACGCTGCTCCTAGTTTTACTAATGAGAGTGTTGACGGAACTGATCCATACCAAAGAGGTGTTGGAGAATCAACTCCAGATAACATCATGGGACTAAGCTTATTCAATAAGTCTATTGCTGCAAAAACTTTCCAAGTTGCTGCCGCTGTAACTAGAGAACAAGTTCAGGATCTTAAGCAATTCGGAATCGATGCTGTTGCTCAAGTAGAAGCTGTATTGGTAAATGAGTTAACTCAATCTATTAATAAATACATCTTAGATAGAATCTTCAGAAATGGAGCTACTAACGCACAGAATGTATTTACTGTTGATACGTTAAACTTATCTGGTAACTTTGCATTAGCTGCAGGTGCTGCTGTTAATATTCCATTAGGACCTGGTAACGGTGCTAATACTGCAATTACTATTGCAACCCCTACAACTGTTGTTGGTGGTGGTGGAGAAACGCAAGGAACTACACAACGTAGAATTTATACTAAAGTACTTGCTGCTTCTAACTTAATTGCTACAAGAGGAAGAAGAGGACCTGCTACATTCGCAGTAACATCTGGTGAACTTGCTACGGCACTTCAAGATGTTGCAGGATTTATTGCATATCCTTTATCTAACACAATCAACCAAGCTGGTGGATCTTTATATCCAATCGGTGCGTTGGCTGGGGTAACTATCTATGTTGATCCAAACATGGCTTGGACTGACTATAGAATTGCTGTAGGTAGAAAAGGTGATGGTAACTCTCCTGGTTTAGTATTCATGCCTTACTTAATGGCTGAATCTGTTGAAACAATCGCAGAAGGAACTATGGCTCCTAAAATCGCGGTTAAATCTAGATTCGCTTTAGTAGACGCTGGATTCCACCCAGAAACTATGTATTACACATTAGGATTCAACTTCGGTACTGGAGTTAACATCCTGTAATTAACAATAGTTAATATTAC